TGTGCCATTAGCGTCATAAAAGGAGGTTCCCTCTGCTAATCTATTTCCGTTTAGTAAAAACATAGTTTTCTCCTGTTATCTTGCGTTAGCGTTTTTAAATGGGTTTTCTGCAAATGCTGCGTAAATTATAGTATTTCCATTTCCATTATTATTACCTGTGGAATTTCTAATTTTAAATCCGTTAGAAAGAATATCTATAGTTTGATTTCCAGATGATGAGTCTTCAGCATTAGATAAATTTGGATAAAGTTGATCGTTTCTATCGTTATATCCAAGTCTAGCAGTATCAAAGTTATACCAACTAAAAACCGCACTTGAATTTTTCATTATTATAAATTTAGGTCTAAACCCTGTAAACACAAAAGGACCATCAGCACTACCATTACCTGTGTAAGAACCAAACTTACTAAACCCTGCTATTTCTGCCCAGCAATACATAACAATATTGCCATAAGTAGATAAATCAGAACCTATTGTTACAACTGTTGATGTTGGTGCAGTATTATTCCAAACAAGGTTATTTGTAACTGCAGCAGCAGTTGAGTTTAAATTAATATATTTACTTGCACCCAAACTTGCATGATAACTTACCCAATCGGTTGTGTTAGTTCTACTTTTCCAAATAACCATTTTAGGAGCTACACCAAGCCCATGACCTACTGTATTTGTTCCTGAAGAAGAAGCATAAGTCACCACACTAAACCCAGCAGTTGCGTTTACAGATACAGTACTCGTGATAGAACCACTCGTGTTAGATGTATTTGTTCCTTGACCAGCTTGCCATTGCCAACCTGCATAAGTCCAAGTGTTTTTATTAACTTGGTCACCATTAGTGCTAGCAGTTATGTTAAAGCCATTTGAATTTGCAGCAGTTACATAACCACATTCTGAACCTGTTGCTCCACCTGTAGTATTTTCTGCTGCAGTAGAGCTTGATGCTAACTTTGTAGTTGCTCCAAAACCTCTATTACTATCTTGCAATACATGGTCTTGACCAGAACCATCTCTTCTCTTTATCCAAACAAAGTCAGGTTTAAACTGACCAGCATTTACAATAGTTTGACTTGTGCCATTACCTGTCCATAGCGTTGCATCCATCACAGTATTACCTTTTTTGATAGTGCTATCAGGTAGGTTAAATGTGTTTAGTCTTACAAAGCCTGTAGGAGGTGTGTAAGAGAATGGTCGTTGTCCACAATTTAAATATCCAGCATAAGTCGTAGTTCCACGAGTTCTAGCATAAATTACCCAATCATCAGTCCATGTTTCGCTGCTAAAACTAAATGTGCCTTGACTTGTATTATTTTTATAAAAAGTAACATTTCTTGCATCAAAATCAACTGCAACTCCAATTACATCATTAGTGGTATATGTTGCACCATATGCAGACTCTCCACTTGTCAAGCCTTTATTCCCATCTGACTTATAATAAAATACATTTTGACCATCTGGACTAATAAATCCACAATCTACAGTAGAACTAGCACCTGAAATAGTTGTAAATACAATTTCAGAATACCATTTTCCTGTTTTTATTCCAATAGTTCCTCTTGCATATATTCCAGAAGTTCCACCAGAAAAATTCATATTTGCATTTGATAATGTTGCATTACCAAGTAATGGGTTCATTACACAATAATTAGCCACAGTCGCACTTGTTAGCGTAGGACTGTCTATCATGGCATCATAGGTTGTGCCAGCAGTTACAGATATGTTATTAGTAGTCCAATAGTTAGCATTCCCACTAAAGTCTTTACCTAGACCTGCGTTAGAACCTGATGTAGTAGCTATGTCAGAGAATTTAAGGTAGAAGCCATTAGTGCCATAAGTAGAAGTGTAGGCTTTTGGTTTCCATGAGCCTGTGGTTGTATCTGTTTCACCAAATGATGATGGTGTTAGGGCTTGTCCGTCAATAAAGTTTGTTTCTGTTAGGTAGCCGTCAAAGTAATTAGCTGGACCTCGTGAAGCACCAATCAAATGTGCTTCTGTTGAATTTACAAACGAAGTCTGATTTAAAGAAGGATATGTAGCTGTTCCAAATGCTGTTACTTGAGTTCCGTTGATATAAAGTTTTGCTCTGTTTGATGAAGTTGCCTGTGTTGAGTCATAAACAGCAACAATATGATACCAAGCTGAAGGGTCACGAAAAACCTGTGTTGTAATAAGTTGCGGAGAGCCAACACCAGCAACAATATTTTCAAAAGTTAAAGTATCATTAGTGTTAAAAGTAATATTAGTATAATTTGAACCAGTCCCTATATTACCAGCAAAGAATATTGCTTGCTGAACAGATAGCGAACCACGCTTAACCCATGCACTCCAAGTCCATGTAGTTCTACTACCTGCACTTCCTGGTGTTCTATTTAGATAAGCAGATGCACTACTTCTAAAGCGAAGTGAGTTATTTATGTCATAGCCACCACTAGAGATAGCATTACTATTGTTTAAAACAGCCATTAAGCCATTGCTCCACCAGTAGTTACATAGACATTAGTGCCATCTGTAAAGTATGATAATAAGTATGTACCTGCTGTTGATGTTGTAGTTAAGAATGATGTATTTACTTTAGTAGTAGCTGCTGCGGTAACTGCATAACCACCTGTGTTGACTAATAATACATAGCCACTTTGACCTGCTGTAATGTTAGTAAATGTAAGTGCAAATGTAGCTGTAGGTGTGCATTTAAAGTTGTTAGTGACTGACATATCAAATGATCCATCATTGTCTGTAGTCACTGTGCCTCTTTGTGAAGCAGTCCATGTAGAAGCTGTAGCTATTGCTGCATAGTCTGTACCCGCAGTTGCTGCACTAATTGCTGTACCATTTCCTTTTAATACACCTGTAATAGATGTTGTAAGAGTTAATGCTGGAGTTGCACCACCACTAGATGTACCTGTAAATCCGTTTGCTGATGTTACTGATACTGCTGTAACTGAGCCTTTATTATTAAATGTAGTCCAATCAGTAGAAGTTAAGTATCCGTTTACAGATCCTGTGGCTGCTGCCATAGATATAACTGGAGTAGTAGTACCTGTTGCCACTGATACTGGAGCTGTACCTGATACACTTGTAACAGTACCTGCTCCTGGAGTAAATCCTAATGCAGTAGTTACATCACTTGATGATAAAGTAACAGCACCAGTTCTTGTATTAAAAGAACTTACAGATCCTGAAACTGTAAAAGCAGCAGGATCCCATGCACTACCATCCCATACAAGTAAAGAATTAGAAGTTGTATTCCAATAAATAGCACCAGTAATTAAAGCATTTCCATCATTATCTACTGATGGATTACTAGCCTTAGCTCCTAAGTACCTATCATCAAATGAGTCATAAGATGCGGCTGCATTTGAAGCACTAGTTGCTGCAGCACTCTGACTTGCTGAAGCAGCAGCTGCAGAAGCAGCAGCGGCAGTTGCCTCATTGGTTGCATCTGTTGTAGCATCACCTGAACCACCTGCTCCACGAAAAATTGCCATGATGTTCCTTATTTAAAGAGTTTACTTAAAATACTTTCTTTTTTCTCTTTAGTGGCTTTTGGCTTTTCTGTTACTTCCTCTTTAGGAGCTTTAACAGTTTCCTTAACTACTTCCCAAGCTGGGCTATTAATGTACATTTTAACATCTTGCTCAGTAACATATAATTCTGTCCCTGTTGCTTTTTCTCTAACTAACATAGTAATCTCCTTTAAGTATCTTTATGTTCACTCAAAGAATAAACATAAAAATAGCCCCTCTTGCGAAGGGCTAAGTTGCATTACGCAGGAACTGCTAGAGGAATACAAGCACTATCTCTAAGTTCTTTAACACCATAGAGAGTATCTGCAGTGTATAGAGTACCTAAATATTCTTGTTTGTATTGTGTTTGTGAACGAACACCTACTTGTTCAACTAACACAGCAGCGTCTTTATGACCCATAAGGGCAATACGAGCACCACCAGTTGCAGTATCCACATTTGAAGAGACAAATACTGGAATACCATATAATGAACCAATTTCACCATTACGGATTGTGTTACCAGCACCAACTTCACCAACGAAGGATTGTGCTACATATTCACTAATACCCATTAATGTGTTTCTTGCTGAAGGAGGAATCAAGAAGAAACGACCTTCCATTGGAACATCATTGTCATCTAAGCGTTGTACAGTTCTACGGATACCAGCAGATGTTAATGCAGAAGCATTAGGAGAACCTGATGTGTAAGCAGTAGTACCATCACCACCGATGTATGCGTTGCCATAAGTTACAGCTGATCCACCATTAAATGTACGACCTAATTGGATTAGTGATGTGTCAACTTGTCTAGCTAAAGCATAACCAGCATCATCTGTATAGAAACGACGGAGTGATGATAGAGCTTGTACTTCAACCATGTCTTCAATTAATCTTGAATATTCATAGTGTTTGTCAATTAAAACAGCAATATCTGTTTCAGTTGCTGCTTGAAGTGTTACTTGTGTATTTATTGCTTTAATAGCTGCAGTGCCTCGTGTAGGAACAGGGATACGAACTGTATCACCTTTCTTACCAACGAAAGACATTTTTTTAAATAAATTTGCTGCTACTAAGTTCTTTTTGTACGCAGCTACAATCTCGTCACTCCAAATTTCGGGAATAAAGGTTGCTGCTGTGGTAATGGTTACTTGATCGGTACCTAAAGCCATGATATAAATCCTTTTCTAAAAAGTTAAATTACACGACCCTCTCGGTATGCTGCCATAATCTCTTCAGACATAGCATCATATTTATCAGGATCGGACTGCATGAGTTTAATAATATCGCTTCGACGATATTTCTTCTTTGCAACAGACTCAGTAGCTCCTTTGCTTCCAACATCAGCAGCTTTTAATTGCTGG